CGCCCCATCAAACCGGCCCCCGAGGTTGTGTGACGTGGCTGATCAGGTCGAAGTCTACACGCTTGAGGAGATTCGGGAATTTGCGCGCTCGCGCACCTGGACGCAGAGAGAGATCGAAGTGCAGGTTGCCCGCTTTCAGCGCGCCGTATCGACTGCCACGTTGCTCAAGTTCATCCAATCAGGTCAGGCGCAGCTGCCGCCCGGTGCTTTCGCGTGAGGTCGATGGTGGAGATCGCGATCCTTTACGTGGCGGTGCTGGTGTCGAGCTCGCTCTATCTCGTCGGCGTCTTCATCGCCGGGCTCGTTACCGGCGTGCCGCTCGCCTGGAAGGGTGCATTGATTACGCTGGGCCTAAGCTACCTGACCTTTCTGCTGCAGACGCTCGAGGTGGCGCCGCACGAGCGCGAAACCTTCCGCAAGCTCGTCGCTGTTCTCGTGATGATCACCATCGTGCTCGGGGCGGTCTCGGGCCTGGCTCTCCTGGTGTTCGCATGAGCGCGGCAGGCGTGAGGGTGTTCGTCGACAAGGCCGGCACGGTCGCGATCTTTGTGCAGCTGCCGCAGCGCTTCGCGGGCCGCTGGCTTGACGAAGACGTTGCGGCGCGCGCCGCCGCTGTCGCCGCAAAGGAGATCAACATGCTGGTGCCCGCGCAATGAGCTTTCTGTCGCCACAGATGCCGCAGGCGCCGGCGCCTCCGCCTCCGCCGCCGAACCCGCCGAGCTTCGCCGATCCGGCCACCCAGGCCGTCGGTACCGCCGCGCGCGAACGCGCCGCAGCGGCTTCCGGCAAGGGCATGGGCGGTACGCTGATGACCGGCGGCGAGGGCGCAACCGCGCCGCTGACCGCCGGTAAGGCTTTATTCGGATCGTGAGTGCTTCGCCGGCGCCTTGCCGGGATGACGCTGATAGGTGGCCGCAGACTCAGCGAACAGACGCCCATCGAGCGGATACGGCAAGGCCGAAGACGCGCTGGCGAGCTACCGCAATCGATGGGAAGCGGCGCGGTTCTCTTGGAGGGGGGGTAGGGATGCAATTTCGTAAGAAGCCAGTCGTAATTGAGGCTTTTGAATGGAAGACGGGTTACGTAGCGCCGGCGTGGTTTGACGAAGCGCGCAACCTCGGAATCGTCGGTGCAGACAAGGAAGGAGGATGCTTCATCAAGACATTGGAAGGCCTCATGCGCGCAAGGCCCGGCGACTGGATCATTCGAGGCGTGAAGGGCGAGATTTACCCATGCAAGCCCGACATCTTCGCGGCGACCTACGAAGCGGCGGTTTAGTTCAATGCTGAAGTTTCTTGCAGGATGGTTCTTGGTTCTGGGCGGCGCGATGAACGGCAGCGGATTTGTAGCAATGGCGGGGGGATTCCTGATGCTCAGCGCGATGTTCGGGGGCCAGCGGCCATGAGCGTCGCCGAAGACGTAGCCCCCTACGAGCTCTCCTCGCCCTCGCTCCTGGCGATGCAGCCGCCCTCGCCGCGGCAGTCCAAGCAGCAGACCGATCTCGACTGGCTCACGCTCTACAACTACCTCGAGTCCAGGATGACGGCGCTGCGCAATTGGCGCTGGTCCTGGTGGGCGTTCTGGGCAGTCTTGGCCCGCTTCTTCATTCCGCGCAGATACCTCTGGCTCGTGGTGGCCAACCGCATGTGGCGCGGCCATCCGCTCAACGATGCGATCATCGACTCGACCGGCCAGCTCGCGGTGCGCACCTGCAAGGCCGGCATGTGGACCGGGCTGACCTCACCCTCGCGGCCGTGGATGAAGCTCGGGATCGCGCTGCCGTGGGTGCAGCTCGACGCGGATGGTCTCGAGTGGCTCGAGGACACCGAGAAGCGGCTCTACACGGTGCTTTCGCAGAGCAATTTCTATTCCTCGATGGCGCAGGGGTTCGAGGACGTCATCACGTTCGGCACCGCGCCGGTGCTGATCCTTGAAGATTTCGAGGACGTGATTCGCTTCTACAATCCGTGCGCCGGCGAATACTATCTCGCCAACGGCGCGCGCCTCGCCGTCACCACGCACGGGCGCGAGTTCACCTACACGGTCCAGCAGTGTGTGGACTTCTTTACGCTGGAGTGCTGCCCGCAGGTGATCCAGCGGCTGTGGAACGAAGGCGTGATGGATACCGAGTTCGTCGTCTGCCACATGATCGAGCCCAATTTCGCGCTCGACCGGCGCGCTCCCAAGGGCAAGAAGGGCACCGGCGGCAAGTATCAGCCGGTGAGCTCAAAGTTCACCTGGCGCGAGGTCTACTGGCTCAAGGGGATGAAGACCGAGCGGCCGTTTTCCAAGAAGGGCTTCAACGTCCAGCCGTTCATTGCGTTCCGCTGGGCGACCGTCGGCAACGATCCCTACGGGCGCGGGCCGACCATGGACGCGATCGGTGACGTGAAGCAGACGCAGACGCAGACCTACCGCAAAGCCGAATATATCGAAAAGGGCGTGCGCCCGCCGATGGGTGCCAACCCCGAGCTCAAGATGGAGCCCGCCTCCATCATGCCGGGGCACACCACCTACACGTCGACGGAAGGATCGAAGAAGGGCTTCTGGCCGCTGTTCGAGGTCAAGCCGGAGTGGCTCAAGGCGCTCACCGAGGACATTGCCACCGTCAACAAGCGCATCGAGCATTGCCTGTTCGTCGACCTGTTCATGGCGATCAGCCAGATGGAGGGCGTGCAGCCGCGCAACGAGCTCGAGCTGACCAAGCGCGACCTCGAGCGGCTCCAAGAGCTCGGCCCGGTCATCGACCTGGCCGAGAAGGAGCTCAATCAGCTCGTCCTGCGCTGCCTCGACATCATGACGCGGCGCCGCCTGCTCAAGCCGATGCCGCAGAGCCTCGCCGGCATCCCGCTCAAGATCAAGTACATCTCGATCCTCAAGCTCGCGCAGAACTCGGCCGAGTCGCTCGCCATCAAGGATACGCTCGCCACCGGCGCCGGTCTGTCGAAGGCCGCCCAGCAAGCAGGCGTGCCGGATCCGATCCGCATCATCAATCTCGACAAGACGCTGCGCCACCTGATGGACCTCGGCAATTTCCCGGCCGACTGCATCTACACCGACAAGGAAGTAGCGCAGCACGACCAGATCCGCGCGCAGGCGCAGCAGCATGCCCAGATGCCGCAGCACGCGGCCGCGGCCGCCGGCATCGCCAAGACGCTCAGCCAGGCGGAGATCCCCGGCAAGGCCAATGCGCTATCTGCGATGCTGCCGGGCGCCATGAGCGGGGGCGGTGCGCAGCCAGGCGGCGCGCAAGGCCCAGCAGCAGTATCACCAGTGTGAGGGGACCAATGAGTAAGGAAATCGCCGTGCATCGATCGTATTGGAACCGCGGCGTCGTCGGGGGCGGCAAAGGGTACTCGACCAAGGTTTCGGTCAAGCTCATCTGGGAACCGCGCGATCTCTGGATCGGTGTCTATTGGCAACGCGACAGCGTGGACGATCTGATCGTCTACATCTGCCTGCTGCCGATGCTGCCTGTCCGGTTGCATTGGGTGCGTTCGTGGGGCGGCCGGTTTCTATGATCAGCCGCGCGGACGTGCATGAGGCGCTCGAGAGCGCGCGCACGCTGCGCAAGGGCGGGCAAGCATTCGGTCCGCGCCGCGGCTTCAGCGCCGAGGCGATCCGGCACATCGTACTCTCCGTGATCCGCGAGCTGCCCGAGGACATGTCGATGCGCGAGCTGCGCGAGGAACTGGAGTGATGACCGAAGATGACGCGCTTGAGGCAATCTACGAGGGGCAGAGGGCGACGCCAAGCGAGCGAAATGCAAAGAAGCTGCGGGCCCGCACAGCGAACGCGCGACTCTTCCGCAGCAAGGAGACGCCAAAATGGAAGCGTCAGCTACGCGCTTCCAAGCCAAGGGAATAAACGAGTATGTGGGTAACCTTGATCTTCGTCGGGCAGCTCGGTTTGTCGCTGACCTATAAGCATGATCCTTTTCCGACCTACGAGGCATGCGAGACCTTCGTCCACGGCGAGACCTTCAAGCGTGCGGTCGAACGGCTTGGGGATGAATTTCCAGCCGGCGGCGAGTTCAGCTGCGTGCGCGAGGAGATGCGCTACA